TAAAGTTTTTTAAAAAATCAAAAAAGCAGCTACTAATTTATTCTTTAATAACTGCTTTTTGTTTTTATTTATTTAATTCTTCTCTTCTATTTTTTAAAATTTCTTCAAACTCTGCCAAATCCTCTTCTGTTACTCTGTTTTTTAAGAAACTTCTAGCTCTAGATCTATCACTAAGATATTTTGCTCTTTCTTTATTTTTTTCTTGCCATTTTTTATTAGCTTCTGTTTGTGCATTTACTCTTTCACTCATATAAACAACTCCTTACTTAGAATACAGTTTTAAATATTATTATTCCTAAGGCAAAGATTAATCCTAATAGCCTTATTATTTGAAATATTAAACTTATTATTTCTTTTGCTAAACTACCTTTAATTTTCATATTGCATTTAAAAGGATAAAATGATATTTTATTAGTAGGGAGGAAACCTCCCTATTTGTTAAAGTAAGCTTTCTACTACCATTTTTATGACTGCTAGTAGAGTGCCTATTTCTAAGATGAGTTCAGTTAGTGCCGTAATCACTTTCTTGAACTCTTTTATTTTATCCTCCATTCCCTCACCTCCTAAGTATATTATACTACGCATAGTATAAAAAGTCAATAGTTTCACATAAAAAAATAAGGCTAAAAGCAGATTTTTTCTACTTTCAGCCTTTTTTGTTTACTTGTTTACCTATATTGCGTGTCCAAATTTTTCGCCTGTTGCAAGTTCTGTTATTGCACAATAACCTTGTGTCCCATTTCCTCTATTGTACTGTATCCAGTTGTACCCACATTTATTTCTATGTACTGTATGGTATTCTACGCTCTCACCTGCATCATAGCATATTCCTGTAAAACTTGAATTATCTAAGTTTGGAGCAGTTCTTATTTTTACTTTTGTATTGAAGAAGTATTCCCCTTTTTCTGCATAAGAATATCCATCAGTGTTATTAGCTTGATTATTATTATTAGATCCACTCATGAACAGCTTGTATTCTTCTTCTCTTCTTCTAACAAGACCATTTAGAATTTGCCCATCACTTGATTTATTATATAGTTTGCACTCTTCAGCAATTTCTTGCTTAGTATTACAACAAGACATAACAGCTTGTAAAGAACCAACTCCACAATTGTATGTGAAACTCGTTAAACTGTCGAATTCTGCCTGATTAAAATTAAATCTACTATTATATCTATCTACTGCATCAGCGTAATATTTAACATCTTCTCTAAGCATATTATCAGCCTGTTCTTGAGTTATTGTCATACCTTCATATACACCGTTCGTTCTACCATAACCTATAGTCCATACCCCGGCAGGACACTTGTATGCACTTAATCTACACCCTTCAAAAGATTTTATTAATTCTAAACCTTTATTGCTTATATTCATAATTAATCCCCCTTAAATTTTATTTTTAATTTCAGCTACATTGTTTTCTATGCTAGTAATCTTATGCGAAAACTCATTTATTAACAGCCTATTGCTTTCTGTAAGCTCTTTGTTAGCTTCTAATAGCTTTTCATTCACAATTCTATTTTTCTCTATAGAAGCGATAAGCATATCTCGCTCTTTGTTGTTTCTTTCCCTTATTTCTGCATCAACAGCAGCCTTTTCTTTATCTTTTTTATTTATATACCAGCCCAAAGTCGCTACCATAGCAACTGGGAAGCCTAATGTATTTATAACCTCACTTATAAAGTTTGCGTCCATTTTTATCTTTCCTTTCTGTTTACTTTTATATAATAAAAAGACTACTTATTGCTAAGCAGTCTTGTAATTGATCTTATTTTGCACATATATAATAATAACCAACTTGACTATCTATAGAAGGAATAGTGACTTCTATATCGTCATCAGTTCTAGAAGTATTGAATTTTTCATAAAGTTCTGGATAATCATTGCTATTAATGGCTTGTCCGTTAGCTTTTAGCCATGTATTTGTTCCATCGTCAAGACTGTTACCAGCGTCATAAGACAGATTTTTGTATTCACCTATTAAGGTTTTAGGGTACATTTGAGTAACATTTTCTAGTTCAAATCTTGTAACCAATTCAGATGTAGTTTCATAACAGATTTTATAAGGAAATGATATGTTTGAATTAGGACTTATAGTCTGATTTTTTTGTGGATTATGTCTATTAATCCAAGAAACATTTGGACCAGTTACAGACTTAAGACAAGCTGCTCCAACAGCTCTGCCGCCAACATCGGATGTAAAAACAACAAATCCAAAACCTATTCCATTATTTCCCGAATCTCTATTAACATCTATTTTTGCACACTTACATCCAGCCACTTCTTCATCTATTACAGTATAATATTTTGCCCAATTTTGTTGATAAACAACTGTTCCATTATTGTCATATATAAAGTAATTTATACTGATTGAATCTCCTACGTTAGCACCTTTAATCGGCAACAAAACATGTGTAATATATTTATTACGTTCAGTATATTTTTCATTAACAGGAGCAAAATATGTATCAGCATTATATACTGCTACATTATTAGGATCAATACCACTATTGATATGTTTCCTAGTGAATAGTCTATGAACAGTTGGACTGTAATCATTAAAATTATTATGTTTTGTAAAGTTATTATCTTGATTAGATTTTATAATTGAGCTTGGGAACATGTTTTCATTAATTTTCCCACCATCATCAAGCTTTACTATCTTACCAGCTTCAGAAGAAATAACAGCGTCAGATACATTTATCTTATTGTCTATTTCTTGTTTAACAGTAGTATCTTGCCCGTTAGCATATCTTATATTATCAGCCAATACAGTTACGTTACCGTCAGCCCCTGGAGCAATATTATTTACCCTTTTTACTGTTCCATTGCCCACACTTAAAGATAAAAAATCTCTATCAAAATTATTGTCTATTTGACCTGCAGGTCTACCTTTATATATGTGAATCGAGCCATCTGCAAGAGTAACGACATCTCCTCTGTTAATTTGTCCTACTCCAGTTCCTATCTTAGACAAAGTATTGTTTTTATCAGTAGCTGGAATTACTTCGTTTAGTGCTATAGCAGGAATTAAACTTTCGTCTAATTTACCGTTGCTAGATAGTTTTACTAATTTTCCAGCTTTATCATTACCACCTACAGAAGTAGCTTGATTGACAGTATTATGCGTATTAATAGCTTTTTCAAAGGTTTCTTTTATGCTTAACCCTTGTCCAATCATTAAAAATTTTCCTACGTAATTAGTGCTATTTGGTGATAACCTAGTTCCTGCGTTTGGCATACCATTTTCACCACCCGCCGCAGTTACATTAGCGTATCTAGCTTCATTCCATAACATGCCTTTCGCACCAATCATGAAATAAACATCTTGATTAAAATATCTGTTAATTGGAACACTAATAATTTTGCTACAAGATATTTCGCTATATGTATTTGCTATCGCTCTCGCTCTTCCTTGTTTAATTAAATGCTCTAATACAATATTATCTGTACTTACTGTACCTACGTTAACCCCAGTAACTTCTGCATCAACTTCTATATCATCCCTAAGTCCAATGATAATTTTATCAACGAATGTATTCGCTTGTACTTTAAAGGCTGGACTTGCTGAATATACATTATTACTGTTCGATGGCATAGTTGCTCTAGGATTGTCAATTTTAGACAATATAGCTGTATTTAGATAGCCATCTTCAAATAATATTTTTCTGAAATTATTTGTTGATGTGAAGCTATTAAATTCATTTACTTTAGCCATGTTGCCAAATCTTTCTTTTAAGCTAGCCCCTTTCCCGATGATAGCTACTTTTCCAAAATAATTACTTCCATTTGGATATACTGTTGCATTTGGTCTTGGCATATCACTCCCACCAATTACATTATATCCACTCCCAGAGTTCCATAACATGCCTTTTGCCCCAATCATAAAGTAAATATCTTGGCTAAAGCTTTTGTTAATTGGAACAACTACAACTTTGTTTGAGGTTAATACACTATATGAGTTTTCCTCAACTCTACCTGTACCTCTTGTAATTAAATGCTCTAATACAACATTGTCTGTGCGTATTGTACCTATGTTAATCCCAGTAACAGTGTCACCAATTGCAAGGTCGTCTTTTAATGCAATTACTATACTTGATACATAAGTGTTTGCTGGAATAACTAACTCTTTGACTGCAGAGTATTGATTTTCGCCCCCCATGAAAAAAGTTGCATTTTCATTATTTACATAAGTTAATACAGTATCTTTAATATAAACATCTTTAAATATATTCTCTCCATCAAACGTATTATTTAATGTTTGACTTGCTAAATCATCTATGTTAATGTTTATATCTCCTAATGTCCCATCAGTTCTTTTTGCTTTTAAAGTTTTAGTATTAGTTGCCTTATCTGTAGAATAAACAAAGCTAGATATATCTCTAGCCTTTATTTTATCCCATAATTTTGTTGCGAACTTTTGTAGCCCAGTTTTGTTAATTAAATTTGACAAGTGTATTCCTCACTTTCTTATTAAAATTTTGTATATAAAAAGACACTAAATTAATAGTGCCTAAGTTAGTTTATTTAAAATATCTGTTATTTCATCTTCAGTTATAATTTTTAAACTAGCTTTAATAGCATCTCCGTGCTTGAATTTAATACTGTCTATATCTTGCGATAAAGCATTGAAAGAATTAGTATCTGCTCCACCTATTCCACCTTTATAACATAGATACTCTAAATACTCCTCTATTCGGGAATTTGGAACAGGAAGAGAATTTAAATCTTTAGCTCTGCCAACAATATAATTTAAAAATTCTTCTGAACGAGAACCCACAAAGCTAGGTAAATTTGCTAAATCTTTAGCCATACAATTCCCCCCTAATTTAAGATTTTATTTGACCAACGGCTATCCAATTTACACTAGTAGCAGTAGCGTTAGTTCTGAGTATCGTTATATCAAATCCTGCGGTTGTAACATTACTAACGCCACACTCTAATAAAGTAGTACCTATAACAGTAGATACTACTGTTGCTGTTACCACTGGCTTACTAGTAAATGGTGTATCAAATTTTACGTTTACTGTTGTTCTGTCATTTGCGACTGGAACTATACTTGTTGTTTTAGCTTGTATTTTTTGCTCAGCTGAAATATTAATTAAATTGTTGCTTCCTTTAATTTTTAATCCTTGCCCAGCTTGTAGGATAGGCATTTGACACCCGTTATCTATAAATGGATTTATTTCAGTTAATGTTCCATCTTCATTTTTTACATTTATATGTGTTAATAAGTCAGCTGTTTTGCCTGTTTTAACACTTTTTATTCTTAGAGTTGGATTATTTTTCACATCTGCAAGAGCTGTATTAAGTGCATAAACTAAATATTTATTATCTGTACCATCTTCCCATATAGCTAAGCACTCTCCAGAACCTTCGCTAAATGCTCCGACAAAATCGACAGGTATAGGTACATTCATATAATCATTGTCTCTTGTTATTATATTAGAAGATGTTTCTATCTCAACGTAAAAACCTTTTTCTCCACCCTCAATTGTGTTATTAGTAGCGTGGCAGTTATCTAAATTTCTTATTCCAACACTTCTATTACCATTTACACCAAGATTTTTTATATTATTACCTTGTATCTTAAAATTCTTATGTCTACACTTAGCAATTTTACTGTCAATATTTATGCAATTCCATTTATAAGATTCTTCCACCTTTGGACATTCTATACTATTATTTATTATAGATACATTTACATTGCCTACATTTTGTTTTTTTATCAACTCTTCATCTGTTATCACTTTGCCGCTTAATGTCCTATACTTTGCAAATATCTCGCAAGATACTGCTCTGCCATAGTTCTTAATTATATTACCTTGGATAGTTACATCTGCCATTTGAATTAATCTTATGCATTTTCCAGCCTTGCTTATATCTCCATCATCATTTTCACTTGTGATTAAACCGTTGCCTATAAAAGTATTATTTAATATTTTTATATTATTACTTCGTAAATCACCTTGTAACGGTTTCTCTACTTGACTGTGGGTTCCTATACAGTTATGTGGCGCTGGTAAAGTATCCGATCTATCAAAAATACAGTTTTCAATCAATACATTTCTTGTTCTCGTGCCATCAAAACAAAGACTATCTATTGGATATAAAGATTCATCTAATCCAGCTCCCGTTTTTACTGCACAATCAATTTGTATTACTTCTCTAAATTTCTCATTGCTTTTATTATGATCATATCCTAAAAATTTGCAGTTTTCTACTATTACATTTTCACAGCCAACTAGATCTATAGCGTGAGAAGCAACTATATTTTTAAATGTGACATTCTCAAATTTTATATTTCTAGCGTGAAATAGTAAAAACATATTTCGAGGAGTTTCATTTCCGTTGTGCAGTAGAGTTCCGCCTTTTATATAGATATTATTAGTACCTTGATATTTTGTAGTAGCAACATTAAACTCACTTATAAACATCTGTTTATCATGCTTTCTTATTAATTCAGTTTCTTCATGCAACTCTAATATTGTGTTATTTTTTAATATTATAGTGTCATACAATTCATAACTTTTATTTAGAAATTTAACTTTATAGCCAAGACTTATTACTCTATTTATCGCTTTATCCCATGTTTCATTTTCTTTTTTTACAAAATCTATTATTACAGCAATATTATCCAATTGCGAATCAAAGTTATCTAGCCTGCTCTTCAAATTCTTATGAACAACATTTTTAGAATCTGTTCTTGAACTAATAACTTCATTATTCAATGCGTCATGAACTTCATCACCTTTGTCTAGCCTTTTGCTTAATGTATTAAACTGAGTACCATCTGCCTTTACTCTTGCCGCAACAACTTCTGCATTGCTATTCCCCGCATTTATTATTAGCTGTTCGAACTTACTATCTAAGTTAGTCTGAGCATTACTTGTATTAACTTGTTCTTTGTTTATAAGCTCTATAGCGTTAGCAATAGAACCTCTCACTTCTCTACCGTAGACCGCCTTTCTTATTTGTTCTAATTCTGTATTTATATTAGCCATTTGTGCCCTCCTTTTACGTTTGTAACGCGGTAATGTGAATATTAATTCCACTACCTTTCGCATCTATTTTTTTCGTAAAAATAATATTATCTAATATCTTTGTTTCATCTGCTTCTAGCACAAATTTAAAAGCTACACTATCGATTTTTAGTGTAGCCTCTGCTTTTGCACTTGTATTATGCAGTATTATAGTTTTTACTATAGCTCCTTTAGCGTTAGAATATAGGTTTTCTTCTTGTGCAGACAATTTTTTATTAGCAAGTATTATAAACTCTTCCATCTACCACACCCCCAATAAAATTCTTTTCTTAATTTTTTCTATTCTTTCAGTGTTAGTTGCTACTGTTTTTTCTAAGTCTGTTACTTTAACAGCAATTTCGGCAGTAGCTTTAATATTGTCTTGTAAGGCTTTATTTATATCAGCCACATTTACATTAGTATTATTAAGAATATTAATTGTATTATTTAATGATGTCACTGTTTTATCCAGTGTAACATTAACACTGTCTATTACTTGCACAGTAGAATTTACAGTATCCTGAACTTTATTAATATTTTTTTCATTCAAAATAGTTTTGTTTTGAAATGATCTTAAAGTTTCAAACTTATCCCCTATTATCAGTTTAGAGTTTTGTGCCTCATTTATATCAACTGTTTTTTCAATTATTCTTAGCTCTTCATTTATACCCATTAAAGGATTTATAAACCTATGCACATTATAAATATCAAAACTTTCTATTTCTAAACCTATTGAATATAAATCTACTGCTGATATTTGATGTTTCACTAAGTTTCTATTAACTTCTTTTTGTTTTTCTTGTACTTTTCTTAATAAGTTTTCAGGCTTAGTTACATCATCATAGAGAAATGTTTTCTCTATTAAGCCATATACTTTTATCGCTTCTTCATCATCAATATAATCTTTACCATTATTAAGACTTTTGAAATCTATTCTTTCTTCAGATTTTTCTTTCTTAGCACCATACCCTATAGCTCTTGTAGCAACTTGTGTCGGGTCTACTTCTCTTGTAAAAGATATTAAATTTTTTGACAATCTTATATCAACAGAACTTTTCTTACCTGCTTGTAATACATAATCTAAGTATCTTTTATTATTTTCATACCTTATAAGTATTTCTCCACCTAACCTATCCAAAAGATTATCTTTTATAGATTCAAATGTAGTTTGGTCATAAGAAGTAAATCTATATATTTTGTCAATTACCTCAACTTTCCCAACTTCAAACAATTTATCTTCTGTAGTATGAGCGTTATGGTTATTTATAAGCATTTTTAAGAAATCTTCAACACTTATATCATGAAATTCTCCATGTCTTGTATTAGTATCATGCAAATATGCTAGTTCACTTTCACAAACTACTGTACTTTCAATTACTCCATCACTTCCCATAGAAGGGACTGGCATCAAAACTCTTCCTATAAATTCTATAGTATTATTTTTAGTGTTCAGTACTTCTATTAAAGTTTTAAATGGTCTTATTAAATTGAAACCAACATTGTTCGGCTTAATTTTAAAAGTAAATTCATCAATAACATTAATACCTTTTTTAAGTGTTCCGTTTATTTTAGGTGCATTTTTTTCAGATGATACAGCATGAATTATAGTATTAGCTTCAACATTTTTCAAAGTAACTTGATACATTATATCACCTCTCTGTAATAGATGAATTCTATATTACCTTTCCCGATTAATTTCACTTTATTCTCACCACGATTAAGCATAAACCTCCAATCATGCCAAGTGCCTGGCATAAAGCTATATGTAGCACCATCTTTTATAACTTTTATATTTCCATCACACTTAATTGTTGGAGTTTTTCTAATAGCACTATAATTATGTAAAATTACATCTAACTCCCCGTTGACAGTAAAACCAGTAGTAATAAAATAATCTAATTCAAAGTTGAACGGATCCCATAAGTCGTTTCCTTCAGGTTCATCATACATTCTGAACGGATAACAATCGAATTCTACTGTTATTCTCCCGGTTTGCCAAAAAATTTCTATAGGTGTTATGTTAATAGATCTAGCTGTAAAATAACCATATTCATAATCTATGTATAACTTATTTTCTCCAGCTCTAAAAAGCCAGTCAGCTATATGCCCATATACAGAACTAAGACGGGTTTGACTTAAAAATAGAATATCTGAATATTCAAAAGTTATATTTATAGTTCGATTATCACATGATATATCTCCATATAATTCAGTAAAATCATAGTAACCATTTTGATACGGTACAGCTGACTTTATTTGCCTTGGTGATGGATAACCAACTTCGACATTAACTAAATAAAGGTCAAAATCATCTAAAGATTTTTTATCATTAAAAATTATTTGACTTTTTTTCATTAGCCATTAAACCTCCCGTACAAACTTAAATTCCTTCCTTGCGCTATTTCTAAACTATTAGCAAGCTGCTCCCCATCTAGATATGAATTAACATTAGCTTGCAATATAATACCTTTTAACCCTTCTGCAATAGATTGAGCAATAGTATCTTTTAACTGATTAAAGTCTATTTGTTGTGCTTGTTCATTAGCTTTTGTAGTATTTTGTGTGTTAATTCTGCCAACTACATTTGTTAATCCTTCAATACTTCTACTTTTTATAGTATCTGGTTGATAATATTGTCCTGATAAAGCTGGTGAAACATCATTATAATTAACATCAACATTAGCTTCTCTACCAAATAGGTTTTTAAAAGGATTTAAGTTAGATATAAAGTTTCCTATCTTACCACCTACATCACTAATCCACCCTAATAAAGTTGATAATTTATCAATTACCCATTGAATTGGACTTAAAACAGCGTTCATAGCATTAACTATAGCATTTTTAAATGTACTAAAAGCTGGCCCTACTACATTGCTAACATTTCTAATAATATTAATAATTGCATTAAATATAGGTGCACCCATACCATTCCATACTGAAGAAATCGCTGAAACTACACTATTAAATAAGGATGAAATATTGTTGAATATAGGTTGGAATACTCCCCACATTCTTTGAACTATATCCATAATAAAAGTAAATACCGGCTTACCAATACTAGTCCATACTGCTGATATTGAATTAAATACTGCTGAAAATACTACCATCAAGCTATTCAGTATAGGTGATACATAGTTAATACATTCTGCTATTATTCCCCCGATTATTTGGAATAAAGGTTTAATTACAGTTTCATATATACTTTGACACGTTTGCCATAGTTCTGAAAATGATTCTTTAAATTGTTCAAAATAAGGCTTACACGTTTCTATTAAACTATTTGTCGCTTCTTTGATGCCTTCCCAGTTTTCTTTTATTGCCATAGCTAAAGCGATAGCTATTGCTATAACTCCACCTATCGTTGCAATTACTGGTAGCATAGAACTAGCAAAGAAAGCCATCATCCCTCCTGCACTACCTATAGCAGTGCTGACAGCTCCAATGGTCGAAATAATTACCCCTAAATTACTTATTAACGTACCTATTATTACTAATAATGGCCCAATAGCTGCAACTACTCCACCAACAACCAATATAGTAGTTTGCATTTCAGTAGATAATCCAGCTAGAAAATCCATAAATTTTATAATACCATCAACAACTTTATTTATTATTGGCAATAATAAATCTCCAAACTGTTTTGCCACAGTTTCTACTTTGCTTGATAGATCAGCAAAAGTCCCTGCTGTGTTATCGCTCATTATTTGGTACATTTCTTCTACAGCACCATTACTATTTTTAATAGCTTCTTCTAAGTCTTGATAACTTTCATCAGTAGATTTAAGCATATTATTAAGAGCAGTAAGTTGTGTTTTGCCTCCTAATAGTGCTAAGGTCATATCTGATTGTTCATCAGTCATTTGTGAAGAACTTTCAATGACTTCGCCTAATACAGTAGATAAGCCCCTAAACTTTCCTTCACTATCGTAAACTTCTACTCCTAAAGTTTGCAATGCTCCTTGTGTTGTGCTAGTAGTCCCCATAAGGTTTATAAGTACAGATTGTAAAGAACGCCCAGCCTCTGAACCTTTAAGACCTGAATCAGCTAGAACACCTAGTATTTTTGCACTTTCCTCTAATGGAATATTTAATTTACTTAGCGTTCCCCCAACTTCTATATAAGCTTCCATTAGTTCAGTACCAGAAGTGTTTGCATTCCTTGAAGTTTGAGCAATAACATCTAAGTAGTAACTAGCATCATCTGCTGACATTTGCAAAGCACTTAATGAATCCGTCATTAAATCAGCAGTAGTAGCCATATCACCACCAAAAGCAATATTAGCTTTCACTAAAGGTTCCATAGCTGCCAACATTTCATTTGTTTTATAACCAGCTAAAGCGAGGTAGTCATAACTCTGAGCAATCTCTGTCGCGCTGGCTGATTTAATATCTCTTCCTAATTGTTCTGCGTGTTTAGATAATATTTCTATATCTTCAGCAGTAGCCCCACTGGTAGATTGAACTTTACTCATAGCTTTTTCAAAGTCTATTGATACTTTTGCTGCTCCAGTCAATGCTCCTACTATACCAACACTAGCAACTGACATTTTTTGACCTACTCCAGTTATCCCATCACCAGCTTTAGTGATACTGTTCCCTAAAGATTCAGCAGTAGCTCCAAACTTACTCCAATCAGCACCAGCTAAAGTTGTATTTAATTCCTTTATTTTTGCTTCAGTATTATTTATTTGAGTTTCCATATGGAGCATTGAGTTTGTTGCACTTTCAACTGCTCTTTGCTTAGTTGATAAAGTTTTTTCAGCAGCTTTTAATTCAGTTGCTAATATCTTTACTTCTTTAGAATTTTCTCCATAAACAGCGCTAGCTGAAGCTAACTGATTTCTTAATGATTTAACTTTTTCTTCTTGTGTTTCAAAGGCTGCATTTGCATCCTTTAATGTTGCTTTACTCTTTTCTAATTGTTTAGAATATGTATTTAATAAAGCTTTATTCTTTTCTAATTCAACAGCTATTTTATTAAATTTAGCTTCTTGTTCTTTTAAAACTTTAGTTAGTCCAGTACTTCCAGCTGATGCTTTATCAAATTCACTTGTTAATTTTTGAGTTTCCTTTTTTATTGCAGTAACTTCACTTTTATAATTACTAGCTTTAAGTGATAAACTAACAACCAGTTTTTTCTCGGCCACACTTTCACCTCCTCGTCTATTTAATTACTCCTAACTTTTTCTTTTCAGTAGTTATAATTTTATTTCCTTCTCTTCTTTCATAGACTTCATACCCATTGGATTTATTGACTAAATTACCTTTTTTATTTTCCTTAGCTTCTAAACTTTTACCAAAAAGATATAGTTGTTTAAAAAGAAATCTAGGGGAAGAATCCCAAAAGTTTTCATCATTCCATTTCAAGTGTTTCATAGAAATATAATATAAGTAATCTATATCTATATAGCCATCACTGGCTTTATCTACTTTTTTTCAGTTTCATTTGTTGCTTCAGGTAGGTTATTACCAAAAGCTTCAGCAATTATTGGAGTTAATGAACTAACTACTGAAATAGTATCGAATTCATCAAAAAATTTAACGCCAACTATTCTATTAGTATCTTTATATCTAATTAAAGAACCTAATAATTTAATAATTTGAGTTAAGTCCACAGTGCCATCTTTCTCACCATTTTTCATAGTTTCATAAAAGTTTAACAAGCCAATTTTATTATGCCTTTGGAAATGATCTATTGCGTAATTATCTAATGTAGCAATAAACTCCTCCCCATTTATCTCTAATTCTACAATTGATTTTTTCTTTAAATGAATTACTTCCATAATTCTTCTCCCTTCAATTTCTTAATATAAAAGAGGGCATAAGCCCTCTAAAATAAATTTATTATGGTAATGTTACTTCTTTACCTTGAACAGTTTTAAAGAAGTTAGTCCAAGCATCTAAAGCAGCTTTTTTCGCTTTATATGCTTCTTGCTCTGTTTGATTACCTGATTGGTTTCCTTCTGGCATTGCATCAATTTCTTTCTTATCCATAATAGCATCAAATCTATTGTTATATACTAAAGCACTTGCAGAGCCTTCATAAGTGTAAGTTTGTGCCGTTACTGAATCTGCTACAGTTTCATTAGTTTGTCCTGTTCTTGCTAAGTTGCATTTATATATAACTCTTCTTCTTTCATTCCCGTCATCCATCATTATTGAGTATGCTATTGCAAATGTTGGCTGCGTTATTCCTGTTAAGTTTATAGACATACCATATTTATGAGCTTTTCCAGTTATTTTAGCATCTAAAGCTGGTGGGGTATCTGAAGAAACTTCAAGTGATAATCCTATTTTAGATAATAGTTTCGCACTTCTCTCCACTATATTATCTGCGTAATATTCGCTTTCTGCATACTCCTCTGTTGTTTCAAAAGATACTGCCCAAGGTAATGCAAATTTTGCAGCATCGTCATAAGTTAAGTTCCCTGCATCATCTTTTTTCAATGGGAATAATGTAATATTACTAATCCCGACTTCTCTTGCCATTTTTTCATCTTCCTTTCATTTGTTTTTAAAATTTTTAAAATAAAAAAGACCTAGCTTTTGCTAAGTCTTTTAAAAAGTATTCGCTTTAAATTTCTTATAATTGAACGTTACTTGGTAGTAATCTGTCCCTTCGAATTGTATCGGTGTATTTATAGAAATTTTAGCAAATCCATTTTTATTCATAATTTTTTTAATTCTTTCAATAGTATCAAATACATCATCTTTAATGTATAAGTTTAAATAAATATCATATTCACTAGATTCTTCTACACAATCAGCAAAAGCACCAGATAAATCATTTATTGTATATACTATACATGGGAAAACATCATGTGGCCTTTTTAAAGCTGATGATATAATTCCTGTTCCATTTAAAATATTTTTAAGTTCTTTTCTCATTTTAAAACCTTATCTAATTCTATTTCTAACGCTTTTATTACAACATCACCCATTTTATCCTCTGCTTTTTTATAAGCTTTATCCATCCAACCAGTATGCTTACTTATCTTTTCTTTACTTCTCCAATGAGTAAATCCCCAATGTTGAAACCAAAGTCCTTTACATTGTTCCCAGTTCTTATCATCAATTCCCATTTGAGTCCACCAGTCATTTTTAAACTTCTTCGTACTTGTAATTCTTAATTTTTTAGCACTATCCCCACTATCTTTTGGAGCATATTTCTTTAAGTAAGGTAATCCAGCTTCAGCACCAGCTTTTACTGCATTTTTACCAACTTTATCCCCAACATTACCAAGTATGTCCAAAGTATTAAATAAATCATCAAAACCTTTTGTTTCTAATGCCATTATTTTTTTAACTCTGCAACAATTTCAAGATATTTATTTTGGTCATCAATGTTATTTACATAAGTAATATTAAATATTTGATTATTATGCAAAATTCTATGATTACTTGTTACTTCTTGGCGTGGAAATCTAATATAAAACTTTTTATATATAGCACTGCCTGTTCCTTGACCTTGTGTGTATTCTCTTCCTGATGTATTAATTACTTTAGCTCTTATATTAATAAAAGTAGTCCAGTTTTGTGTAGGAATATCATCACCGTTAGGCATTTCTATAAATTCTTGTATTTGTATTGGAAGTTTAAATTCTCCTGCATCTATATAAAATTTCATGTTTAATCCTTACAATAAGTTTACACTGTGCATATTTAATATAGATTCAGCCACTGGATTTAATGCTGTTTTTCCTGTATCGCTTGTAAATGACCTATTGTCATAAAGTTGACATATTATAGATAAATAAGCAATTGTTAAATCTTCTTTAGTTTGAAGTTCATCTTTTATCTTTAAACCTGTATAGTTAACGATAGTATGCAGAGCTGTAGCTTTTAAAACTTCGATAATTCTATCTTCTTCAAATGGAGCGTTAATATATTCTTTGATAAAATCGTTAGTAACTTCATTTATTTTCATAAAATCACCTTTAAATAAATAGGGCAGGAATAGTCCCCTCCCTAAAGTATATATTAAGCAACTACAACTAAAGCTGTTAATGCTTCCCCTAAACCTCTCTTAGCATCTAATCTCATTGTACCCTTTACAGCTATACCATCTTGCACAAACTTATATTCTGATGATGCTTTGATAGTAAAGTTTTGTCTTAATCCTAAGATTAACGCCTTAGATAAATCACCAAAGAACGCTAAAGGTGTATGTGCTTCTGCTCCTGTGATATTTGTTATATAATCTGATATAACAACTGGTCTACCTAATAGTAATGCATGACTTCCAAAAGGTGTTTCATTGAATGAATTAGATAATAATGGTCTACCATTTGCATCTGTAGCAACTGCAAGTCTTGCAGCTAATTCTGTACCAATAACCCATGTTGCATTTTTTCTATATTTATTTGGTAAACCGTTATACATTGCCAGTATTTCCTTTAGTCCTATATCAGCTAAACTAGCTTTTTTAACTGATTGTTTTATAGCTCCACTTTGCATGTCTCCAGTTCCATTTACAAAAGAGTTTAACCCTTGAACTGTAGTCCCAGTATCTCCTTTTACTAATAATTCGTCTATAGTTAATCCAGCACCTTCTCCATATTGTTCTAATAATTCGCTCATTATGTTGTACCCTGTATCTGCTAAACATTCTTCTGAAATTACAGATATATTACCAAATTTGTGAGCAGCTAATTGAATTGGCTCGAAGTCGATATTTTGCTCTGTATAGGCAGCTAATTCCTTAACATTAGCGAACTTTGTTATTTTAGTCTTTTGGACTGGTATTTGATGTAATGCCGAACCAAAATTTTCTTTTCTAACATATCTATATAAGTCTGATGTTTCTGTGGCTTTCTTTAATATAGCATTTGCAAATGTTGTCTTAGCTATATTACCAACTGAAGTACCATTCGACCCAACGTTTGGAGTACCTATTGCAGTTCTTTCCTCTATTTCAAAATTTGTAATATCTAATTCTTTTTCATTTTCAATAGCTTGTCTAATTTCCTTGTTTTGAATTTCAAAAGTTCTTAATTCTTCATTTACCATTCGCTTTTCTCCTTCTATTTTAGTTGCCTTAACTATGTCAAAGCTTCTCATTTCTTCCTCATCAGCGATTAACTTTTCTAATCCTCTGATTTCTTTCTTTATTTCTTCTACTTTTGTGTTTTCTTCTTCTGTAAAGGCTCTTACTTCTGTTTTAGCTTTATTTAAAAGCCCTTCCATTTCTTCTAATAAAGAATTTTTCTTTTCTTTAAGTGCTTTCATTTCTTTAACTCCTTGTCTTTATAAAATTTTCTGCATCAAAAAGAGCCGATAAATCAGGTTTAACTAATTCATCAGCTCTCTGTTCTACTTGTTCAGTAGTGTTATTAATTTCTATTTCTGTTTCACAACTTCTTTTCTCAATAAGAGTATCTTCTTCTCCTCTTACTTCAACAGATGTTGCTATATATGCTGCTGGAACATCAAGAATTGATACCTCGTATAGGTTTATATCTTCAAGATATCTTCTATCTATACCATCTTCTCCCTTAGTCCACCTGTCTTTAATCTTGCTAAAGCCGAAACTCCAACCCGTTAAAGAACCACTTTTTGCTTTCTCGATAATTTCTGCATCTCTAATTTCACATTTAGCATACAGACCAATATTATCTTCTCTAAGTTCTAGGTTGCCATCTGCAATAGAACCTAAAACTCTATCTTTTTTGTGATTATGTAGTAAATATATGTTATCTGCTCTCTCTATGGCTTTTGCGAATGTTCTTTCTTCAACTACTTCTATAAACTTTCCTCTTATACTATTTAGGACTCTACTATCTCTTAAAACAGCATTCACATAGCCAGTTAGTATAACAGAATCACTCCTAACTTCTACCTTCACTTACCCACCTCCTTCCACATAACAAAAGGGCATACATTGCTGTATGTCCTAAGCTATTTGTAATTCTATTTCATTTATCTTATCTAATATTAATTGTTTCCATTTGTCTAATTCTATTTTACTGTTATACTCTATCCTCAATAATGGAATATTGTTTTCTCTAGCATAATCATCTTTAAGTTTGTCTTTATGTTGCCTATCACATAATCTCAAATAAGCATCTACTTCATCCATATCTGTAATGTCGTTTTTAGATTTATAATATATTTCTTGTCTATGATGCTCACCATCTAATTCTATTAATAAATTATATTTCGGTAAATAAAAATCATAAGGCAATAATCTTTTATCTCTCAAGTCATCATATTTATGTTGAGTTTTAACTTCGTACCCCATATCTATTAACAGATTATGTAGTTCAGATTCACCTTTATTTCCACTACATTCAGGGCATCTAGCACCATTTTTGTAGCTATTTGGTTTAGTCAAATTAGGTTTATGACCACAATTAAAATCTATTAATACTTTAGTATGTGCATCCACATATTTAGATAATAATATATGTCCATTTGTTTCTAATAGTTTCATTAACTCTTCTTCGCCTTGTGACTTTGTATTATTAGCACATTTAGGACAACCTCTACCACTTTTATAGTGACCAGGAGTAATCCAGTGTGGTTCATGACCGCACTTAAAATCTATAAGTACTTTTATATTTGTATTTTTATAGTCACTTAGTAATATATGATTACTTGAATATAATGCACTAAAAAATTCTTCTTTAGCCTTATCTGAGCATTTAGCAAGACATTTCCTACCATTCTTGTAGCTATTTGGATATATCCAATATGGATCACTTCCATCTAAATAATCTATAAGCACTTTCTCATGTGTACCCTTATATTCACTCAATAACTTATGTCCATTTTCTTTTAATACTTCCATAAAAAATTCTCTAGCTTGTTCAGGACAACTGCCACTACACTTAGGACAGCCATTACCATGTTTATAGTTGCTAGGCTTAACCCAATGAGGTTTATGACCACAATTATAATCTATTAATACCTTCTTATGCATTCCATTGTACTCACTCATTAACTTATGACCATTGTCATTAATTAATTTTATGAAATTTTCTTTAGCTTGTTCTGGGCAATTACCATTACACTTCGGACATCTATTCCCTTTCTTGTAGTTATGGGGTGTAAGTAAATGTGGTTCATGTCCACAGTTAAAATCAACAATAACTTTTATTGAGTTTTTTGTATAATCACTTTCTAAAGCATGACCATTATTATGTAATAACTCACAAAACTCAACATATGCTTTTTTAGACTTAGCCAAACTACCACCTTTATATTTAATCCAATCTACTGGAACTCCATTTATAATTTCTATATTTTCCATATTTCTTCCTCCGTTTAATTTAACATATACTTATGTTATCATAGTGATACCACCTTGTCAACACATAAACATCATGCTATAATAAATTTATAAATTAATTAGGAGGTAATACCAATGGCAATAGGTAAAGACAAAACTAGAACTAATATAACAATATCTAAGGAATTAAAGAAAGAACTAGAAAATATTGCTAAAGAGCAAAATAGGTCTTTCAACAACTTAGTTATAACAATATTAAATAATTATATTAAACAGAGCCATTAGGTTCTGTTTTTTTATTTTCTGAAACTATATCAGGTGTATTTTCTGTTCCATCATTATTCACCCCCTTTCCAATGTCAGTATTAGTATTTTCCCCTTGTACTTGACCAGTATTAGGTACATAATACTCTTTTGTAGTAGGATTAAATAATACATGACCTAGTGACATTTTAATTACATCAAGGCCATCTAAATTATCATAGTTTTCCATAAATCTGCATTCATTCTGTGTTAAAACGCCACTTTCAATAGCAGTTTTATAAGTTTCAAACCTTTCTTTTGCACTTCCTTTAAGCAAATCTTTTGTTTCATACGCAAAAAAATAGCCTTGCTCTTTTTCTTCCTCTAAAAGCAACGCTTTATTTAATGCAGTTTCAAACTGACTTAATATAGGCACAATAGTTGATTTAATGAAATTATTATATTGCTCATTAGTTGCAGTACCATCTAAAATATTAGCTGGCACTTTGATTATGTTTAATATATCATTATCATTAGCTTTTCTAGTGTTTAGAGTTTCTAATTCTGCCGAAGTTTGCGACAGTTCTTGAAAATCTAGCCCATCATTTAAAATAATGGCCGATGATGTATTATTAGCACCATACAGATTACTCCAAGCTAGTTTTAAAGCATCCATAGCTTCTTGTGATAATCTTTTAGCTGATTTAACTACACCTCTTTTAATTCCACCTTGGGCCATGTTTTTGCTTGAAAAACTCAAAGTATTATAAGCTAATTGTAATAAATCTGCATTTTCGTCTAATAATCCTTTTCCAGTAACTCCATCAGTTGTGTTTTGTGCAAATACAACAAAATCTTCAGCTTCATAAGGTGTACCATCTATTAAAATCTTACTTTTCTTAAAAATAACATCTACATCAGATACAGTTGAGATATTACTTGTTTTTATATAATGCAAGGATTTTATTTTATTTCTATTTTTATTTATATATACATACCCATTCCCATTAAGTAAAAAATCACGAGTTATAGATTGTTTCACTTGGTATCCATTTAACATATCACCAGTATCATCATTGATAAGTTTCAATCTATAATCTTCTATTGTTTCAACTTTTCCACCAACATCTTTATAAAGTTTAACTTCTAAAGACGATACTAAGTCAGCTATATATCCAACACCTGCTTTTAAAGATGGTATTTCTAACGCTATATCTCTAGTTATAGTAGTATTTTCTTCTTCTCCATTTAATACCCTAGATAAAATCTCACTTTGATTAATAGGTTCAAATGGCACTTCTTTTTTCTTATAAAAATCAAATAATCCCATCTTTTCACCCCCTTTCTAACAAGTTTGTACTGACCAATCACATTCATCACCAATTAATACATTTTGTTGTAATAAATAAAGAGCATTAACCATAGCCATTACCATGTCAATTTTGCCTTTGCTTTTCTTTTTATTAAGATATTTATTTAAGTTAGTATCTTCTGTTTGTATACAATTAGTGAAATTAATTTCTAGTAACTTATTTTCGTTATATACAAATTTTTTATTAAGAATACTTTCTTTCAGCCATTTTATAGGACTGTGTAAAATAGATGAATGTTGTCTTACTTCTACCATGTCAAAGTGTTCTTTTAAATCTTCCCTAGTACTGTTCATATCCCTAAGGTCGTACCCTATAGACACTATTTTTACACCATACTTTTCTTCTATAGATAAAATAAAATCCCTTACATAGTTGTAAGAGATAGTATCTTCACCACATGAAAAACAATTCCCCATTTCAATTTCTTTCTTATAGTTTACTTGTTCTTTATTGGATTTTTCTTCAACTCTTTCATCAGGAATGAAGGCCCAAGACTTAGCTAAAATCTTTTCTGTATCATAATCATAAGTAACCATAGAAACAGCAGTATTATCATCAGAACTAGCCAAGTCAATCCCAATATAAACCTCTCTACCAGTCCAATCTATTTCTTTATAACTTTTACACGCTTGGATCTGTTCTGAATTAATATATCCTTCAGTTCCTTGAGATTTATATTGAATATTGTTATGTTTGCAAAGGTAATTTTCTCTTTTACTCTCATATTCAATAGCCATAGTTCTCTTTTTAATTATTTCATTGAATATTGCTTCATTATTTACCGATACTGGATTAGATTGATATATAACATTATCATCTGTACGCCAATCTACTCTTATTTCTTCATCAGGCTCATATAATAATGCAAAATATCTTTTATTTTCTATCATTCTATCTAGCGTTTTCTTAGAAATATCTATTTCAGTCAACATAACATTATTATCATTAGGATATTGAGTGCTAATAATAATTCCTAGCTTGTCCTTTAGAGTTATCTGTGATGATCTCATGGCTTCTAATGGGTAATCAGGTAGTAAACCAGCTTCATCTATGTTAAATACTGCTGCTAACTTACCATCTAAGCTATCATTAGAATAAGCTAATGGTGTATAGTCATTTTCTGTAACATTACACCTAACAATATCATTATTAATCTTAAATTTTCCCTTTAAAGCTGGGCTACACTTAATAATTTTATCTACTGCCAGTTTCAGCTCACAAGATAGCTTATAATTTGGTGCTACACTAAAAAATCTACTAAATTCTGGCTCAATTATTAAACAAATAATAAATATTATTGCTGCTGTAAAGGTCTTAAAGTTCTTTCTTGAAATTTCTAATAAACCAGTTTCATAATATCTACTGTTATCCTCTCTATGCCTAGTACATAGAACTGCAATTATAAAAAACCATTGATAATCTTCTAAACTCTCACTCATAGAAAGTCTAGTATCAGGATGTACCATAAGACTAAGTATTGTACTTATTAAATCAAAATCAGAATCATCTATATAGGCTTCATCATCTAAATCTTCCACAATATCTATCCAATATTGTGCTTGTTTCTTTACATATCTACCTACTTTACCAGTTTCATCTAAAACACACCATTGAGCGTATTTATAAGCATTACTTTCTCTTATCATTTCTTTCTCTTAATGCTTTTAATAAAGGATCTTCTTCTATCTGCTTATTTTTTATATCCATAACAGATAATTTTGCTCTATCGCTAGGACTTAGCCCTAATCTTATACTATTCGACAAATACATGGTGTGATAATCTTTATATATGTTAACTGCTGGATTTTTATATAGTTTTCCATTCTCATCTAGGATAACTGCTCCATGCTTTTTTACTGCTTCATTAGCATCATTCATATTTATAATGCAATATACAGTAGCTTTTATTATTTCTATATCTAAATCATTCAGTATTGCAGCACTTTTAAGCTGATTAACTATGAAAATATATAATTCTTGTTCTCTTTCTGTTGTTAAATCTTCAGGGCATTGGTAGACTAAATCGCTAACACCCTTATATCTTTTTTCTGCTTCTTCCCTTGCTTCTTTTTCAGCTTTTGTAAGCTTTGAATCTCCACAAAGTGCTACTGGCTTAGCTGATCTAGCCATTTTACCAACTCCTTTCGATTAATTCCATTTTTGGGAAACTCCATTTCCGAATTTCAACACAGATTGGG